CTGTTATTAAATTCATTATCTTATAATAAATCTACATTTAATTATTCGAGTTTATTTTGCAGAGTTTTCTCTCCATGACAATTTCTACACAAAGCTACTAAATTACTAACATGATTCGTTCCACCATAACGTAAATCGACTTTATGATCTACTTCGAATGTATGATTTAATTGACAAGCGCAATTATTACATTTCCATCCTTGTTCTGCTGCCACATATTTCTTTTTGGTTTCACTGACACAACGTTTCGTGGAATTACCTCCTGAGTTAAGCATGCGTCTTTGCTGAGGCGTGTCATCATTATATGCGGTGTAGCTCTGTGCCATAGAATCCATGCTGTTTTTTGCGTTTGTAAAATCAAAAATTGGAGAGATTAAATCCGCAGTTTCTCTGTCAACAGGCATATATCGAATTAGTGCGTTTGCGTGTTGAAGCATTGATTTTGATCCTTTTGGATTTTTCTTGATAAGAAGATACATAGAAAATCCCACAAAGGCAAACATTGCCATTTTGAAATATTTTTGATTGATAGATAACATTTTTGTATATTTTCCGTCGTAATAGGTATTTACGACTAGAAATGTAGTTATGCCTAAAATCATTAATCCGGCTTTCATATATAATTATTAAATATATGTTTTTATAGGAAATCCATATATTTAACAATCTATTTTACATCCTCACTATTACATGGTTTCGGACAATATTTCGCGCGAGTTTGAACACTATGACACATTGCTCTTCCAGATCGTCTACCATTACATAAAACAATAGCTTTTTTTGCCATAACATTTCCTGCTTTAGACGGTGTATTACTTTGGGTTTGAGAAATTAATACTCTTTTTGGTACTCCACCTGACATTATAAATTAAAGCTAGATTATTTTCTCGCAGTTTTCCTTCTTTTGGTTTTGTATTTACGACGAGTTTTTCTTTTTCTCTCCAATTTCCCATTAACTTTAATGAAATATGCTCTTAGTTCTTGTAAATCCATTTGATAAAATGGTTTATTAGGCATTATAAAATGCATTGGGCTATACTTTAACTAGAAAATTATATTTCGAATTATTTTCCATAACTATAAATTGTCAATCCAATTAATGCAACAACAATAGCAAACTGTATATATTTCTTACGTTCTTTGTAAATTTGTTGCTGTTTTAATTCTTTTGGTTTATATTCATCATAGTATTTTTCTAAACTTTCATAAAATTCTGTTTCTGGTTCATCAATCGCTTTATTTAATTTGTTATTCATAAAATGAACCCATTTCATAAAAGACATTCGACTACTTAAATAAGGTGTAACAGGAAAATCATCTAAAAGTTTAATAAAGTAAGAACCCATAGGTTTATCGGGTAAAAATACAGGCAAATTTTGAATAAAATCATAATACTTTTTTTTTGATACATCATTTGGATTTGCCGGATAGGAAATAGCCATAGTTTGCATTACAAATTGTAAATGTGGAAGCCAGACTTTCGGATCTAATCCCATTATATAGGAAACGATATAAAAAGAAGACAGATTTAACATATAAATGTCATCACGTACAACATATCAGTTTTGTAATAATTGTGGAAAACAAGGTCATTTATATAATCAATGTAAAAAACCAATTATAAGTAGTGGAATTATAGCATTTAGAAATAATTCAGATAGAGATGGATATGAATATTTAATGATTTGTAGAAAAGATAGTTTAGGGTACATTGATTTTCTTCGTGGTAAATATCCACTGTATAACAAAGAATACATTTTTACATTAATTAATGAAATGACTGTTACTGAAAAAGAAAATTTATTATCTTGCGATTTTGGTAAATTATGGAAAAATTTATGGGGCGATTTTGTTGGTCTTCAATACAGAGGTGAAGAAAGAAGCGCAAAAGATAAGTTTCTTCAAATTATAAGAGGTATCAAAGTGTGCGATACGGAAGGATATAATTTAGAAAGTTTGGTAAAAGAAAGCAATACTGCATGGGAGACGCCTGAATGGGGATTTCCAAAAGGCAGAAGAAATTACCAGGAAAACGATTTAACATGCGGATTGAGAGAATTTGAAGAAGAAACAGGATATGATAGAAATAGTGTTTCAGTCATTAAAAATTTAGTACCATTTGAAGAAACATTTGTTGGTTCTAATTTAAAATCTTATAAGCACGTATATTTTTTAGGATATATGGATGATAGAACAGATATTGCAAAAGAAATGTACCAGAAAAGCGAAGTTAGTGAAATGAACTGGTTTTCAATGGACCAATGTATATCCCATATTAGAGATTATAATATAGAAAAAATAGACATGATTAAAAAAATTAATAAATTGTTGGAAAAATATAAATTAATTACCTAATAATATATTAAGTAGTAATGTCATCAAAACAAGAAAAACCAAAACGAAAACCCACAGTAGTAAAATTAAAAAAAAGAAAAATCAAAATTAAATCTGTTAAATCATGCGAGACTTTACAAACTGAATATAATGAAGGTAAAATATCAAAAAATATAGGTAATGCCGATTATCAGGCTTTATTGAAATGTGTAAGTGACAAAGACCGCGAAGAACTTTCTAAAAACGAAGGTGAATTTGAATACTTATATCCAAATATGGATGATCCGTTATTTAACGTTAAGATCGCTAAGAAAAAGGAATTTTTCGATACAAGATATGAACCTCGTGGCGAAGAAGAATACAAAAACATAGAAGCTTACACTCAGAAATTATGTGATAACACTGAGTTCGAATTAGATCCACACCAAATGTTCGTGCGCAATTTTCTATCTTTTCAAACACCTTATAACGGGTTACTTTTGTATCATGGCTTAGGTGTAGGAAAAACATGTTCTGCAATTTCAATATGTGAAGAAATGCGAACATATTTGCAACAGATGGGAATTACAAAAAGACTTATTATTGTCGCTTCTCCAGCAGTTCAAGAAAATTTTAAGTTACAATTATTCGATGAGAGAAAATTAAGGAAGGTGAATGGATTATGGAATATAAAAGCTTGTACAGGAAATAAGTTCATTAAGGAAATTAATCCTATGAATATGCGAGGATTGTCAAGGAAAAAAATTATTCGACAAATAAAACGATTGATTCGTCAATCTTACATGTTTAAAGGTTATGGTGAATTTGCTAATTACATTGAAAAAATTATGAACAAAAATATACCTCGTGGTAGTTCAACAGAAGTAGCAAATAGAATTAAAAAGAAAAACTTAAGAAAAGAATTTTCAAATCGAATGCTTGTAATTGACGAGGTACATAATATAAGATTAAGTAAAGAAGGTAAAGTAAAAGCCAGTTCAGATAATTTGGGTAAATTAGTTGAAGCTACAAGTAATCTTAAATTATTACTATTATCAGCGACTCCTATGTTTGATTCTTACAGTGAAATTATATGGATATTAAATCTATTATTATTAAATGATAAACGATATCCGGTAAGTGAAAGAGAAATATTTACAATGAAAGGAGAATTTCAAACGCGAAAAGGTGAACAAGTAGGGAAAAATTTATTAATGCGAAAAGCCACAGGTTATATATCTTATGTACGCGGTGAGAATCCGTTTACATTTCCATATAGAATTTGGCCACAAATGGCATTAAATCCGCAATCTTTGTTTACTTTAAAACAAGATGGAATTTGGAATTATCCAGAATATCAAATAAACGGCGCAGATATTATACAACCTATAGAGTTAATTGATTTGGTAATTAATCAAATAGGAGATTACCAAGACATGGGGTATAAAAAATTAGTTGACCATTTAAAACGTACCAATCCTAAGTTGACACGAGGTTCAGGGTCAATTTCATTTACTGTTTTAGAAGCTCCATTACAGGCTTTAAATATGATTTATCCACATGAAGGATTAGCAGAAGATGATGTCGATAGTGATGTTTTTCCAGTAACATATGGGAGTAAAGGATTGGCGAGAGTTATGAAGTTTGATCCACGAACAAAAAGGAATTTTTCTTATAAAGATAAAACTAAAAAACAATTTGGCGAAATTTTTTCCCCCAGTGAAATTGGAAAATATTCAGGTAAAATATCCTACATTTGTGATAAGATCAGAGAATCTAAGGGTATAGTATTTGTTTATTCACAATATATCGACGGAGGTGCCGTGCCTATAGCTTTAGCATTAGAATCCATGGGAATTACTAGATATGGTAGAACACCATCTTTATTTAAAACAGCTCCTGCGCCTCCTTTAAATGTTTTAACAATGAGACCAAAAGAAGAGGGTAAACCATTTAAACCTGCGAAATATATGATGATTACTGGTCAAAAATCATTATCAAGTGAAAAAGACAGAGAATTAAGTTTACTTGCTGCTACGGATGATGACAATATAAATGGAGAGAAAATTAAAGTAATTATAGTTTCGCGAGCAGGATCAGAAGGTTTGGATTTTAAAAATATTAGACAAATGCATATTTTAGATCCTTGGTATAATCTTAATAGAGCTGAGCAAGTAATAGGGCGTGCTGTTAGAAATAAAAGTCATTGTATGTTACCTTATAATAATAGAAATGTTGAAATTTATTTATACGGCACTGAATTAAAAGATTCTGATGAGGAAGCCATTGACTTATATATTTATAGAGTAGCAGAAAGAAAGGGTTTATTAATAGCAAATGTATCAAGAGTTTTAAAAGAAACAGCTATTGATTGTTTATTAAACAGAAAAGGTTTGGATTTTTCAGAGACGGCTATTGCAAGAATAGCGCCAAATCATAATGTGGTTAAACAAACATTATCAACTGGAAACACTATAGATTATACATTGGGAGATAAAGATGGTACTTTAATTTGCGATTTTAGAAATTGTGAATACAAATGTTTACCACCAATGAAAGAAGGCGATGATATTGACAGAAATACTTATAATGAAACATTTATAATTATGAATTTAGATAAAATTTTGCAACGTATTAGAAATTTATTTAAGGAAAAATATATTTACAGAAAAACTGAATTGTTACAAGAAGTAACTGCTATTAAAAATTACCCATTGGATCAGATTTATACTGCTTTAAGTTATTTGATTAATGATGACAATGAATTTATCATGGATCCTTTAAATAGGATGGGTAGGTTAGTAAATGTAGGCGAGTATTACATGTTTCAACCAATAGAACTTACGAATAAACATATTTCTCGCTATGAACGGGTAACTCCAATTCCATACAAGCGTAAAGAACTTACGTTTATTTTACCTGAATTGAAAGTTAAAAGTTTGGGTGATATTACGGATATTAATGAGAAATTAATTGAATCACATAGGATGTTGTTAGTTCCACGTGACATTACTAGTTCAAATAGAAGTAATTGGGTAATGAGTTGTGCTTGGGTAATAAACAACTTAGTTAAATATAATTCTGAAAGATTTAATCATACCAAAAGCAGTTTTTTTACAATTCTTCAAAATTTGGCCATGCATCATATTATCGATATCTTAACATACGAAGAAAAAGTATTATTGTTGAGAAACATGCAAAATATAGATGATTCTATTGTACAATTTGTACAATCATATTTCGATAAATTTAGAGTTGATACTAGTAAATATCAAGGAATAGTTATTACTGATTTTAACAAAAAAAGTAAATATGCGATTTTAACATTAAAAGATGATGAATGGGTAATAGACTCTGCTGCTATTTCAGGTGGATTAGGAAAAGCAACATTAGATAAGTTTACAGTTTCAGTAGATGATATGTATGATAAAATAGGATTTATGGCACAAGTTAAAAAATTTGATTTAATATTTAAAGTTAAAAGTATTTATTTGAGTTCATCGGGTAGACCAACAAAAGGCTCTAGTTGTGAGAGAGGAGCAGATAAAAAGGTTTTAATTCAAAATATAAATACAATGTTAAATTTAGTTGATGATGGTATTAAGTATGTTATGGGAGCAAAAACAGGAAAGGGTGCCAGAACTATAACACAAATTTACGATAAAGAAGGGGTTCAGATTAAACAACATCCATACGCGGTAGATGAAGATGGTAATTTTATTAAAACAAAACGTGGTTTTAAATACGATAAAAATCGTGTAGTTAGAATAAATGCTTTTCAACTTTGCATTGAACAAGAATTATTATTTAGATACTTTGATAGTATTGCTCTTGAAGATAAAAAATGGTTCTTTTCTTCACTAGAAGCTATAATAAATAATGTGGAAACGATCGGAAAAAAAAAGAACAAATAAATTGAAAAATATTAAAAGATATAATGTATTATTATATATATATTATGTCTTCGCCCACCCCAAAAGCAGTAGTATCAAAACCAAAACCAAAAATAAAAACCAAGAAAAAAGAAAGAAGTGTAGGTATTTATATGAAAAATGCCATAACAAGAAAGGTGCATCTTTCATTCAATGTTATTGGTGAAAACCTAAAAGAAAACATAGAAAAAACATTACAAAAAGAAATAGAAGGTCGTTGTATTGATGAAGGATATATTAGACCTAATTCTATTGTTATTGTGAGTTATTCTGCTGGCGTTATATCAGGTAATACTGTAACATTTAATGTACTTTTCGAGTGTTTGGTTTGTAGACCTGTTGAAGGGATGAGATTTAGAGCAGTTGTTAAGAATGTAACAAAGGCAGGTATTCGTGCGGAAATAAATGAGGTAAAATCGCCTGTTGTTGTGTTTATTGCAAGAGACCTTCATTATAAAAGTGCTCAGTTTTCAAAATTAAAGGAAGGTGATGATATAAATGTTCGAGTGATTGGAATCAGATATGAATTGAATGATGAATATATATCTATAATAGGTGAATTGGTAGAAAAGAAGATTAGAGTAGCAAAAATTCCAAAACCTAAAATTATAATTGAAGGAAAGGAGGTTTAAAAATATGTATCTATGATTAACATATATGACTGACATTAATGATCTGAAACGATTGAGAGATAATATAGAAAAAATGGAAACGATACATCAAATTCATATTTTTAAAATTTTAAAAGAAAATCAAATAGAGTTTACAGAGAATAGTAATGGTGTTTTTATTAACATGACATTATTAGATGAGTTAACTCTTAAACAAATTAATACATTTATAAAATATGTGAATTTACAACAAAAACAATTAGAAACAGTAGAAGATATTAAAGCTCAATATCAAAAAGAGTTTTATAAAGATAATAAAGAGACCGTATTTGGTTAATATAAATGAAGAAACCCAAAGTTACATTGAACATTAGTAGTCTGCAAGATTTCGTTTTAAATGAACGAAATATTGAAGAAATATTAAAACACACTTATCGTGAAAAAAAAATAACGAAAAAGGTAGTAAAACAAGCTATTAAGAAAAAAGAAGTATCTTCTGATTTTTTATTACCAAAGTTTTCAGATACTCTATTTTGGTGTTACTATATCATTAAAAATGGGTTGAGTGCATATGAAATGGTGCATGGAGACGGTTATAAAGATTCATTTGAACAAAAGATAAATTTAGTATATAAAGTTAGAGAAAATAAAGAGCTATTGAAAAAGTACAAATGGAAACGCAATTCTATAGAAGATCAGTTAGTAAATCATAAAGAAATATCGATATCGGCTTTTATGTGTATATGTGCTATAGAAAATTTGAATGTGGTTTATATAGATAATAAAAAAGTTTATACATTGATCAACAATATAGATGATTTATCGTCTAATTTAAATATAGTTGAGAAAACTCAAGATGGATTTGCTTTATTTTTGGGATCAAACGAAGATAAGTATAGCAAATACACAGATAGTGTTGATAAATTTTGGAAGATAGATAATTTAAATAAACCTCTTCGGGGAATTTCAAGTTACAAAGTCAAGGAATTACAAGAAATTTGTAAGAAGCTTGGTTTACAGATACTTACTGATAAAAAAACCAAAAAATCCAAAAAAATATTATATCAAATGATTCAAGAACATTTATAAAAATTGAAAAAACATATAAAATTATCTGATGTTTAGTATATATTATGTCCAGCAAAGAATTAACACCAAATGATAAGTTAATCAAATACCTAGAATTATTTCTTCCTAGAAACAGCGATAACGCTAATGATGAATTGGAAGCTAGGTTTGGTACGAGAAAACCAATAACACAAATTCAATTTGACTCTGTTATTGCCAAATTAAAATCATTGGGTTTTGATATTGATAATCTTTCTGGTTCCTATCGTCTAACTATACAAACAGAGTATACTGATCCAAAATCAGGATATACTAAAATTTCGAATGTTAGAACAGAAATTACCGGTTTGTCAAATATCCAGGAGTATTGTAGGACGAATTCAATAGATATGTCGCCCCAGAGTCATTTAGCTAGAAATCTTCAGTTTGTACAAAAAAATCGTAAAATGGTTGATGATGAGATCTTAAGCGCTATTGATTTTGAAGATTTTGGATTTCGCATAAATTATAAAACAGAAAGTAAGCGTAATTCAGGATCGCCTTTAATCCGTAAGATTATAAATGAGTGGAATGAGACTAAAAAAGTATTCAGACTTATCAAACGCTTTACTTTTCAACACGAAAACTATCCTTTGCGTATTGATTGTAGTATTGTACGCTCTTCAAAACAAAAGGGACGTAGATTAATACCAGAATATCGAATAGAAACTTCTAATGTATTTAATAATCCTGAAACATTTGAAGTTGAAATTGAGTTAATGAAAAGAGGATTTCCTACAAGCTTAGGTGTTTTCGCACAGGATGAACAGTTTGCAAATGTTGATAATGTCTTAAAAATATTTAAGAAAACTATAAAAATCGTTTTATCTGGATTACAAAACTCTAATTATCCTATATCATTATCCGAACAATCAAGCGTACTTAGAAATTATGTAAATATGCTTCATGATGGTAGTCCAGAAGATTCACGTATCAATAGTAAAGATTTTATTGGATTTTCATCAATTTCATTGGAAATGCCTAATATTACACCATTGAATCCTGATTCTGATGCACCAAATATTAGAAATCCATATACTGTAACTGAGAAAGCAGATGGGCTTCGAAAATTACTTTATATTAATAGAGATGGTAAAGTATATTTTATAGATGTTAACATGAATGTACAATTTACAGGAGTGGTTGCTGGAAATCAAGATTATCATGATTCTATTTTGGATGGTGAGCATGTTATACATGATAAATATGGTGCATTCATCAACTATTATTTAGCTTTTGATGCTTATTATATTGGTAGAGAAGATATTCGTAGTCTTGCGTTGGCAAATGGAGGAGGTGAGGAAAAATTTGATAGAACTCGAATTGTTGAAATGCATAATATCGTAACAAGGGCAGATTTTCAGCCATTGATTGGTGACAAATTACCTTTAACGATTAAAGAAAAAACATTTTATATTTCATCTGGAACACAAATTTTCAAGCATTGCAACACAATTCTAAGTAACGTGGCAGATAATTTATTTGAATATGAAACTGATGGACTTATATTTACTCCGGCAAATACAGGAATTGGAAGTGATAGAGTTGGTGAGGTATTACCACCCAAAAAGATAACATGGGATAAGTCTTTTAAATGGAAGCCACCTGAATTCAATACAATAGATTTCCTTGTCACTACAAAAAAGACAGAATCGGGAGAGGATTATGTTGGTAATATATTTGAAGATGGTACCAATATGTATGATGAAACACAATTAACTCAATATAAAACATTGATTTTACGAGTTGGATTCAGTGAGCGCATGCATGGTTATTTAAATCCTTGCGAAGATATTATTCAAGGACATTTGCCTACAAAACATAGTAGTTATGATCGTAATAAATATAAACCAGTGCCGTTTTATCCAACTGACCCAACACCAGAATATCCTGGATATTTATGTAATGTTTTATTGAAGAGAGATCGAATGAATGTTGATTACATGATGACAGAAGATGAAAAAGACACATTTACAGATGGAACAATTGTAGAATTTCGCTATGATATGACACGGGAATCAGGTTGGCAATGGATTCCTATTAGGGTCAGACGTAAGAAAACAGCAGAGTATAGAGCTGGTAAAAATAATTTTGGCAATGCTTACCATGTTGCTAATAGTGTTTGGAGGTCAATTCATAATCCAGTAACAGAAAGTATGATTCGAAGTGGGCAAGATATTCCTTCTGAATTGGTTGAAGATGATGTTTATTATAATAGAAAAAGCGATAGTACAATCACTCGTGCATTACGTGATTTTCACAACTTATTTGTTAAAAGAATTCTTATTTTATCTGTTGCAAATCGCGGAGATACATTAATTGATATGACTGTTGGTAAAGGTGGTGATTTTCCAAAATGGATTGCAGCAAAATTATCATTTATATTTGGAATGGATATTTCTAGAGATAATATTCAAAATCGTATAAATGGAGCTTGTGCTAGATTCTTAAATTACAGAAAAAAATGGAAGACAATGCCATTGGCTTTATTTGTAAGTGGTAATAGTGCTTTAAATATTCGCGGTGATGGCAATCCAGCATGTTTTACTGATAAAGGAAAGCAAATAACTCGTGCTGTATTTGGAGATGGACCAAAAGATGAAGCTAAATTAGGTGCTGGTGTGTATAAGCAATATGGAAAAGGGCGTGATGGATTTAATATTGTATCAAATCAGTTCTCAATTCACTACTTTTTCGAAAACAAAACCACATTGAATGGTTTTCTAAGAAATGTTAGTGAATGTTGTAAGGTAGGCGGCTATTTTATAGGTACAAGTTATGATGGAACCAAAGTATTCAGAGCATTAGAAAATAAAAAACCAGGAGAAAGTATTAAAATCATGCAAGATGGAAGAAAAATGTGGGAAATTACAAAACAATATGATAATGATAGCTTTGATAATAATGAATCGTGTTTGGGTTATCAGATTGACGTATATCAAGAGTCTATTAACAAAGTTTTCCCAGAATATCTTGTAAATTATGATTATTTGATTCGACTTTTAGAACAATATGGTTTTGCATTGCTAACGGCAAAAGAATCTCAAGAGATAGGCATGCCTGCTTCTATTGATAATTTTAATATACTATTTAGAGAGATGAAACATAGGATTAAAAGTAGAAGATTACGTGAAGCAGATATTGGGACAGCATTAAACATGACTTCTGATGAGAAAAAGATATCTTTCTTGAATAAATACTTTATATTTAAAAAGGTACGTGATGTAAATGCAGAAGAAGTTGAAAAGATTCAGTTAAACATAAGTGGAACTGTCGAAAAAGAAATATCAAAAACAAATCGCGTTTTAGAAACTGTTGTTGAAGAAGCTAAATCAGATAAACCAAAAGTTAAAAAATTAAATAAAAAAATGAAACTGAAAAAAGCCACAAAAGCAAGTGTAACCAAGCCAAAAATGCGAATTAGAAGACCAAAAATTAAAATTAAAACGCAACCAAAAGACGATTAATAATCTTATAAATAGAAATTGATATAAATACATTTACACTTATATCAATAACCAAATGACATATTATACATTACCCCTAGTATCATGCTCCATAA